TTGACAAAACCATTAGAGGTAAGGTCGGTAAAGAAGTAAGAACCAACTGTTCCAGTGGCATTAGTCCAGAAAGATAAATCTTCTCCCTCGCCTGTGCCACCTTTGATAGTTTGACCACCTGAACGCCCGGCTAAAAGGACGGCGTAGGGGTCGGATTCAAGGCCCGAAAAAGAGTTGGTATTTATAATTTCACTTACTATCCCAGCGGAATCCTTTACATAAAGAGTAGTCGTCCCCGCCTTGTCTTTAGAAAAGAGTTTTATTCCATTAGCCGAAGGACTCCCTGGGTCAGTTGGTCTTTCATAAAATAATACAGATTGTCTTCCGACCCGAACATCTGAACTACCGTCAATTACAGTATCGTTATCGGCATAAGCGATTAATGGAAATAGACATAAAAATAATATAAATAATTTTTTCATTATTTAACCTTAAGTTCTTCTTCAAGTTTTCTAAGTTCTTCCTGGACACCCTTATCACGAGACAACTTTTCAATCCTTAATCTTTTTAACTCTATTTGTGTATTCTTCTCATCCAATTCCTTATCTCGATTGTTTTGCTGGCGACTTTTTTCTTTTTGTTCGGATTCGGTTGAAGTTATCTTCTGTCTTATTTCAGTGTTGCCCTTCCTTTCCTGTTCTAATATTTTACTAACCTTTTCATTATCCCTAATAAAAGTATTTAACCTAATATTCAGTGCTTCATTTTCTTTAATTTTATTCTCAAGCAATCTTCTTAATTCCTCTGATTTCTCAAGATTAGCGATAACTTTGTTCTGGTCAGTGTCTTGGTTTTTTAACTTATCAACATAAACCTTCTTCTCTGATTCAAAAGCTAATCTTTCTTGATCAAATTTTTCTTGTTTACGTTTAAATTCTGATTCCTGTCTGTTAAGTTTAAGTTGAGTATCAGATATTCTATTCTCTCTTAACTTAATTTCAGTTTCTTTTTTCTTATTCTGTGAAGATTTTTCGATAAGTGTTTTATCGTAATCAATTAAAACAGATTTATAGTGTTCGTTATTCTGTTTATCTTTTAATACAGACTGTTTCTCCACCACTACCTCATTGAGTTGTTCCTTGACAAATACCTGTCCGTCCTTAATTTTTTCCTGCAACCGGACTAATTCCTCGTTGAGTTTCTGTAAATTATTCCTTGCTTCCTGTGTTTGGGCGAGCAAAGAATTATATTCATTAGTTGCCTTGTTTAACTTCACATTCCACTCTTGCAATTCAAGGCGTTTAGTGCGGATGTTAATTAAAAGTTCGTCTAAGATTAATTCTTGTTCTTGTTTATCAACCATTATAACCTCCAGTAAATAAAGTTTACTAATTTAGACATTAATAACTTACTTAAATAAAATATTATAGTTAAAGAAAGTGATATGAATATAATTCCAAAAATAAACATAAATAAAGCTTTAACTCCAGAGATATAATCGTTTATTTCCGCTGTTATTAATTTATTCATTTAATAAATCAGTCGCTCCTACGACTACCCCTCTACCTATTGTCTTTTTAGCTGCTTGCATAACTGGTTTCTGCCCAAGCATACCAACAGTAGCGATACTTTTTCTTCCTCCAAACATACCAACAAGTATTTCCTGGAAAACTCCCATTCCCATTTTTTTATCTAAAGCCTCTGAAGCCGCATAATCTAAGAAATTTTCTATTACCTTATCATCTGCATTGGCTAATTTATCCAAGTCTTTTAACCTACGGATTAAATCATCTTTTTTAGTTGACATTATTTCAGAAGCAAATCTTTCTGCTGGGGTAGCATATATTTCACCTTCCGGTGATTTTGATACTGCAAAATTCTTACCTAAGTCATACTCTCCTTCTTTAACAAAACGATAACGGTTGAAAGCTTTTGTAACATCATCACCAGCAGATTTAATAGGTTCATTTAATGTTCTTCTTAATCCGTTAAGATAATCTATTCCATCATCGCTCAAATTTTTACTATTTATCAACTTATCAAGTTTTTTCCTCTGTTCCCAAATAGTCGAAATCTTACGAGATTTACCACCCATAGATAAAATCTTGCTTGTTTCATTTTTAAGGATTGTTTTCTCTACAGGGGATTTAGTTGCTAAATCATCAATATAGGCATAAACATTTTTATATTTAGTTCCCTCTGGAATTAATTTAATAAGGTTGTTTTTTAAATCACCTGTCGCTATGGTGGTATTTTTATATTGTTTATTTATTAAATCATCAATATGGGAACCTGTAACATTCGATAGGCGATTAAAAAACTTACTTGTTTTTTCTGCAATCATTTTAGGAACCCTATTCTGGTAGAATTCGGGGTCAAGTATCTTTTTAAAACCTCTTTCAAATCCTCTTTCTGCCACTCTTGCTCCCAACAAACCTTTTAATATCCCTTTTCCTGCCCAATTTAATCCTATCCCAAGTGGAGCAAGTGCGGTTTCCGTAATCCCGGCGGTTAAAGTTTTCTTTCCAATATTATCTTTTTCTTCTTTCGACATCCCAGAGATAGTTTTTGGAAAAGCAGTAATCGGGTTAAGCAATAATAAAGTACCCGGTAAATCATTATTTTTAAAATTCTTATTAAGTTGCTTAATATGTTCGTTACTTAATTCTCCGACAAATCTTCCTACAGTTCCTCCTACAGCTGAACCAATATACGGATGGCCTACTGTTGCCCCTGCTAATCCTCCGGCAATCCCCCCAGCGAATTGACCAACTCCGCCTAACGCTTTATTATCTTGAGGTTGTTCTTCTCCCTCAAGATAGGTTATTTTAGGTTTATCTTCTTTTAAATAGGTTATTGGCATTAATCTATCCTCGCTCTTTTACCATTTATAATTACAATGCTTCCCTTTGGCAAATTGGCTGATAATGCTTCTTCTTCTGTATTAAAACTTGATTCGCTAAATTGACTTTTGGAAGTATCGAATTTATTTATATCCCCTAATATTAATTTCGGGTCAACTCCATATTGTTGAGCGATATTTACATACCTATCAATATGCTGATTTAAACCCTCTTGCGAACCTTGCAAAAGTTTTTCTGCCATATCATAAACAGCTTTTCTGTCTGTATTTGATATCGCCTGACCGCCTTTTTTTAATTTCGGAAGATAACTCTGTATTCTATTCATAAGCCCAACTCCTACTTCAGTTCGGGAAAACTCACTCTCTCGAACTACCGAAGTAGGGTCAAGCATTTTATTAAGAGTAACAATCAATGCTTGATCAGAAGCAGCCCTACTTTCATTATCAGGATTAAGAGATAGAGAATAAGCTGATTTTAAAGAATTAAATTGACTGTTCACAGTCTGATAGTTTTTATAGATAGGAGATTCTTGAAATTCTTTCCTTAGCCCACTTGCCCTAGCTAATCCTTTATCATCAGCGGATATTTTCCCATAATTCTCTTTAAAACTCTGTTCCTGTGGGCTTAGTTGCATACCTTTCTTTTCTTTTTGGGATATTCGATTCATATTAATTTTTATATTAAATTCTTTCTCCTGTTGGCTTGGATAGTGCATTGTCGGTTCACCACCAGCCCCTAATCTCATTTGTGGTTGGTCTACACCCATTCCATTTTCAGTCTGTCCTTGATTTTGCGATTGTAATTGTTGGACTTTCCAAAGCCAATTCTTTCTTTTCTCTGCTTCATTTAAAGCTAATTGAGATTTTAATTTGACCTCATTGGCTTGATTTTGAGCAAAATCAGCAACCCCCATTAAGATACCTTTTAAGACTTCATTTTTTTTAGCCATTATTCAGCCCCCGTCCAATTAAAACCACTTAATTCAGAAGTGTCTAAGCTCAATAAATCCGAAGAACCTAATTTATCTGATAATGAAGATTGAGAAGTTCCACTGAATAATTTGCTCAATCCTCCGGTAGCAAGACCCAACCCACCTGAAATCAATGAACCTAATATAGATGAAAAAGAGCTGTCATCATCTGCGCCCGTAGTGGTTGTTTCTGTAGTTGAACCTGATGATAATCCCGCTAAATTGGAAAGAGAACTAAGCCAATTTTTTCTAGCACTTTCAGTATAACTTGCTTTCTGTGTGGTAAGATTAGTAATTAAATCACTTAAATCTCCTGACTGTTGCATACCTAATAATGATAATTGATTCTCTACTGCCGGAGATTGGCTTGCGTTTCTACGAGCAGCAGAAGCCTTAACTTTACCCGCTAAACCGGTCGTTCCAACTCCTCCCCAATAATATTGGTTAATTTTATTTTCAGCACTTGAAAATATATCATTCCAATTCATATCAGTTGCGCCATAATCTCCAGAAGATAGGGCTGATTTCAACCAATTAGACCAGGTAGATTGTGCCTCTGTTGCTTCGGGAGTGTAGTTTATCGTCTGTTGTGAAGTAGAAGATTGTTCATCATCACCGCCAAAACAACCACCACACAGACTATAAGGTTTACCCTTGATTGGATGTCTAACAGCAATACTTAATAAAATAAACCAGATTAACAAAGATAATAAAAACATTAGACACCCCCTAATTTAAAAGTTATTGTATTCTCGTTTTCTTGAATAGGAATAAATCCTAAACGCTTAGTCCATTCTATATTCTTTAAATTTACTTTTTCCATTGTTGCATAAATTTCTTTATAAGTTTTTATCCAATCTTGAGATATTCTTTTGGCTAACTTAAATAAAGAAAACTGTTCTTTTACATCGCTATTTACAATAGTCCATAATTCAAATCTATTCTTAGGTTTATTAAAAGTAAGTGCATAAAAATAAATCGGTCTACCATTTATAATAATTCCTTCTTGTCGAACAGCTTTATTCTTGAAGAATTCATATGGTTCATCAATAATTTTATTCAGATTGCGAGTTTCTGTATCAACTGCGTTTGTAATAATATTGTTCAATTCTTTTTTAGTTAAAACTCTAACTTCTATCATTTTACAATTTTACCTTTGGCGTCAAGTTTTCCTTCTGCTTTTAAAGCAATAACCGCCTGTTCTTCCATTTTTTCTTTTATTAACTTATTAGTTTCATTAATTTTCGATTCTTCTTCTCTCGCTAATTCCTCATCGCTTATCTTTTTTATATTGACGATAAACTTTTTACCTTGGTATTTATAATAAGTAGGATGATATTCCAGAGGATAATCTGATAATTTACCTTTTAAAATTATCTTTTCACATTCTTCAGAAACTACCGCATCATTCTCCGGGCTTAAATCTTTTATTTCATTAGTAGACTTATCGACTAAAAGATAAACTTCAGCATTAGCGATATTGAATACTGATAACAATAAAACTGTAAATAGTAATTTCTTCATATTTTCTCCTTAAGAGTTAGCGTCCATCCAATATACTGTTGGATAGTTCCTTGTTCCGGTTTTTGTAATTGTCCAATAATCACCTTTTTTTACTTGGAAAAATATTGTTCCTTGGATATCGGTGGTATCACTCGTTGTCTTAACTCTCGCTCTTTCGGTTGTTGGCGGATTCGAAGTATCAGAATATCCATAGATATAATCAGTTCCACCATTCACAGAAGCATAGGCAGGAGTAGCAATCACAAAACCATCAAAAGAAGCCTGATAAACAACATTATATGATTTTGTAGTCCAACTTCCAAACTCATAGAAGTTGTTATCATTTGTAATTTGTGTAATATTTCCAGAAGCATCATTATAAAAACTTCCCAATCTTCTGTAATACGTAGCCCCTGAAGGAGAGGATGAATTTGTAGAGATTAAAATTGTAAAAGTGGCCGCATCCGTATCAGCTACTCCATAGACATAATAAGTTTGGCTTATGGCTTCGACACCAGTGTCTATTTCTGTCCAAGCAACAGTTGTGGCGGTAGGATTTCTTCTATACCGGACAGTCGTCCCTCCTGCGTTTGGAAGAGAAAGGCTACCAGCGCTTACGGTAAGGGTTGAAACAGTGGCATAGGATATATTGCAACCCTGTATATGGTCATAATTTAACCTATCTAACGCCTCATTATTTATTCCAATATAATAATCTATATCGGAAGCGTTTCTTGTTCCTAGTGGTTCTGTTTTTACCCATTGGTCAGCACAATAACCTTGCGTTATTAAACTTGGACTTAAAATTAAACCTAAAATTATTTTACCCATAAAAATCCTCCTTAACTTCCTAATGGAATCCAATATACTGTTATCGTCTGATTAGTTTCTACTAACCAATACTCACTCTTTTTAACCGGGGAAAAAACAAATCCTGAAATATCCGTTGTATCACTTCCGGTATGGGAATCCGCCCTTATGGTTGTCGGTGGATTTGAAGCATCCGTTTTTATCCTTACATAACCTCCGCTAGAAAAATTAGAACTATCAAAAGCCATAAGAAATCCATCCGTTGCCGCTTGTTGCGCTCCGTAAGAAGCTGATTTATCTACCCAAGAACCTAATAAAGCACTTGCCTTAGAAGCTGTAACCTTTCCAGAATCTATTGTGGGATTAGGATAAGTTCCCGTTAAATCCCCACCGGCGGTTTGACCCATTACTGATATAGCAGAAGATAAATCTTCTTCTGTTACGGTAAGGTTGTTCTGTATTTTGCGTAACTCTTCATTTAATACCGCAAGACTTTCTTCTGAATAATCAATGATAGTTTCTTGGGCAAAAGAACTTATTACAGAAATTGATAAAATTATATAGAATATAATAAATAATCTTTTCATTAAATTAAAGGTTCTCCATCCATAACTAAATTTATCCGGTCAATACTTAATGGGCTTATTCCACTATTTGTAATTTCTAATTTTAATAATTCTCCACTCAACCCTCCACCTGTAAAATAATCAGAATAATAATTTTGGTGAGTTGATAAGTCTATATTGAAAGTATCGCTTACCTCTTCATATTTATGTGTATCAGTATTAAAATCTAACATTGTAAATTTTAAAGTAAGTGTCCCGGAAGAACCAGTATGGAAACATTCTATTTTTTTAAGTGTTTTTCTATAACCTGCGAATCCCATATCAAGCCACCCGGAACGCCAACGCAATGGAATTGAAGTTTCAGAAGAAGTAGCTTCTTTAAAATAAGACAATCTTACTGTATAACCAGAAGTAGAAACAATAGGTGAATGAGAATAAGAATCTGTTGTCATAGATATTCTATATTGTAGCCAATCTCCGGAGGTTAAAGCGGATATATCACTACCAGAAGGATCAGTAAATTCAGAAGACCAAGCAGCGCCAGAAAGTCCAACCTCAGTTGATGCGCTTCTTATCGCAAAGGTAACATTATCACCGTTAGAAATAAAACTTTCGTTCCAATATAATTTATCATATTTTTTTGCTCCGACATTTAATGCTTGAGAAATATAACTTCCTGTTAACGAATCCCTATCTATCGAACCAGTTAAGTTATTTATAGTCCCTGTTAAATCGTCAATTGCGGTTGTCCTTGATATTTCAATTATAGGGCTATTGTCATCTCCGCCAACATCAGTCGGTATGTATCTTGCGTTAGTCCAAGTCCCTGTAAAATCAGAATGTTTATTATGTAGAACTTCATATGATTGATTTTTATGAGCATAAACTAAACCTGATTCAGAAGAACCAGAGTATAGAACATCCCAATCCGTTCCAGAATTGAATGTAGTAAAACAATTAGAACTCCAATCATCTATCTCATAAGCCTTGGCTAATAAATCTAATATTAGTATTCTATTATTTGTTGATATAGATGTTTTTCTTGAAGGATAAGCCAGGAAGTATTGACTTTGATAATACTGCCCCCAACAGTTACTTAGATTCGATTCAAGGATATCATCTATTTCTGGTGTTACTGATTCAGATATTAAATATGAATTTTGTCCATCAAATTTATAAATTCCATCGCTTCCAAGATAAATTATCCCAAGTGGAGATTCTTGTGCGGAATACATAGCCTTGCAACCTACATTTGAAAATGGGTCAGAAACAGACCAATCAGCCGAAGGAGTTGAACCGTCTGTATAAAATTTTTGGATTGAATTTTCCTTGCCAACCGTCAACAACCCTTTTTGATGTTTAATAAAAGTTATCTGGTCACCATCATCGGGACGAATTTCCCAATAATAATCAGAAGGAACAAAATAATCAACACTTGAATCATCCCCATAATATATTCTGCTAGGATTACTTGGGTCATTAGCCAAGAATAACCTATTGTAATGTATTAAACAAAGTTTACCTTTGGGGGGAGTAGCCGAAAATATTGTTGTGTTATTTACTGTAGGATATGCCGTTGCTGAAATTTCTGCGTCTGAATCGGAATCAGTCAAGATTAAAGTTGAATTATCTGCGATAGTTCCATTAGTCAAAAGATAGTAGGTAGAACCACCGTTTTTATTCCGATATATCTTTCTTCCAATTACATCTTCTCCTCCATAAGTATCCGGGCCTATAGGAATCATAGATAAAGAAATATCTTTATCAGATACAATTACAGGATTAGAAGCCACACTAAGTTCCACTTCATAACTTGAGGTATAAAAAGAAACCTTATAATAATATGCTCCACTTGGACCTGCCCCTGTTGCGGTGGCGGTGGCAAGACAAGTTCCTAAATAAGTAGCTGAAGCCGATGTTCCATCGTATTTAACTGGTTGATTATATCCATCAGTTCCTATTGCGATATTGTTCCAAGTAAGCCATTGCCATCGGTGATCACCAGAAGATAAATCTAATATCTTAGTAAAAGCACCTGTTGAATCCGTTCCTTTTTCTATTTCATCCCCGTGATTAACTAATAAAACCTTAGTCCCGTTCTTAAGATAGAATCTATGTATCCCGGTTATCGGTTCGGTTGCATCAGCGGTTCCATAAGTTAAGATTTGTTCTCTTTTAGACAAGGAACCATACTTGGAATTAAACCTTAAATTCTCACAAATATCCCCCTGATTTGGTAATAAAGAATAATTAGATGTTTTAGTAACAAGACCTTTTGAAAAATCAGAAAAAGAATAAATCTTATTTTTAAAAGAATTATCCTGAGCAAAGGATAAAGTAGGTAAAAGAAATATAATTAATAAAAGTTTTTTTATCATCTTCCTAAATTTGGATTTTGATATAAGTATTCTTTTGGCTTCATACGGATTGAGCTATATTTATTTCCACCTATTTGCTTTTGCATCCATTGAGCGTAAGTAGAAAATTCATTCTGTGCTACTTGAGCTTCGTTTGGTTTTCCTACTTTAGCCTTAGCTTTCCATTGAAGATATTTAACTATTCCATAGTGATATGGTTCAAGAAAAGTTAATTCATTGTAAGGAAGAGAATTATCTCCTATAAAATCATCACTAACCAAAATAGCATATACCCTTATTTCCTTATCAGCGGTTAATACCGGATAATCAAAATAAAGATACTTCCCCCTGCGATAATATTTTTCGGGTGTTCCTGCGCCTCTTGTGCGCCAAGTAGAATCTTCCGTATCAAGTTCGGAAACATTAGTTTTTTCTAATGGTTCATTATCAAATGAAACTCCCCCACCGACTGAATCATCAATATCATAAAATTTAGGGATTAAGTTAGTTAAATCATATTTTGTATCGTAAACAGAAGTTGTGATGATAGAACTAAAAGTATAATCTCCAACTATACAGCGCGTAATAGCGCATATTTCTTTATCCCCAATTTTAGCCCATTGTTTTAATAAAGTGTCAGAGATAACCCTTTCGGTAAGTTCTGGATTCTCGCTTCTGAATGTATCTAATATATCTGTTAATATCATTTAGGATTTCTCCATAGTTTTAATAACTAATTTTACAATTCCCGTTACATTAGCATTGGTGCAAGTTACTTTTAATTCATCCCCAACTTCAAAATTACATTCACCCTCCGGACGAAAAACAAAATCCTGTTCACCGACTAAATCTCCACTTCTTAAAATGTGGTCATAAGTCGAACCATTCTTAGAATCTCTGGTTATGGTTATAGTTTCAGTAATAGCGACAGAAGCGTGAAGGGCAACTTCCGCAAGTTTGAATTTCCTATTGATTGTAGTTGTATAGGATAACGGAGCAAGAGATAAATCCTGGCTTGATGTTATATCAGCTCTTGTAAAATCTTTAGGCATATTGACCCCTTAATTAAGTGTATCGTAACCTTCAATTCTTACAGCACCGTCAGAGTTGGCACTTCCACCAGTTGCATAAACTGTAATCCAACCACCTTTAGAACATTTAATCATAGGTAAAGGATGATAAGTATCTCCTAAGGCATTAGTCAATAATATTGTATCTAAAACAATATAACTTGTCGTAGGAGCAAGGCATTTTGAATCATCCGGGTAGTAGCGTAATTCATAAGATACGGTTCCGGTCGTAGAAGTTACTGAAGCATACCAACCAGTTAAATAACTGTCTTTTTCGCCATTGAAATGCTGAACGACACCAGCTTCAAGGCTTCCAATCGGAATGGAGATAATAAAAGTATCTCCTGTTGCCCTGCGAATAGTTACGGCTCCGGTGCAAGCAATATCAAGGATCGCTTGGTCTATATATCTAAAAGTATTTGCACTTGTTACTGCGGTAGAACCCGTAAGTGATATTTCTTCTTTTATTCTGTCTCCGTTGCTGTCTATCCCCTCAACTGTTACAGTCTGGGTAATATCGGCTGCTTCGGAACTCAAAATTTCAATTTTATCTTCTGCCGCAAGTTGAGCATAGGTCGTATCTAATTCGGTTATAAGTTGAGCAGCGGTGTCTATGTCGTCATCAGAACCAAATACACTCCACCCTGAAATTTGGAATGGCTTGTTTCTTTCATACATTGCGTCCATTGCGAAAGACTGAAAAGGAATCGCAATCAAAACTAAAAACATCAAAAACTTTTTCATACATCCTCCTTGATTAAATTTATAATCCAGACCGGGAGAATAAAATCTCCCGGTTTCGTCCGAGTCCCACGGACTCATCAGTAGATTAATCAGATGCTTGCGTTACAACTCTTTCCCAATCCGTATCCCCCGGACCATTAACAACCTTGATATAAGTGTAAGGCTTAGTCGTAGCAACTGCACCAACACCAATATACATTGAACCTAATGGAGCAGTATCGCCAACTTGCGCTCTTACAGCTGCTCTTGTTGCGGCAGTTCCGGTATAGATTTTAGCTCCGCTACTTAAGGTCATTTCCGAAGCAGATGAACCAACAATTCTGATAGCGGTCGCAACATCAGCACCAGAATCAGCGACTAATGCTAAAAGCGAATCCATAGTATCAACATCGGGATAAGCCTCAATCATTACACCGTCATACTGAGCAGCAACATCACCAGCACCCTGAATATGAAAGTGTCCGGCGTTAACTGTATTAGCCGTAAAGTTTTCCGCACCTACATCTAACATTGCAGAAACTCCTGACATCGCCGTAATCGCACCAGTTCCACCGTGTTTTACCCAAGGTTGAGAAGCATAGGCAGCCGAAGCGACTGAATTATTAGAACCGCCAGTCAATCCGACATATACTCTCGGAGCATCGCCAACAGCAGTAAGACCCGAATCGCCATCTCCAAGAACAGATATTTTCTTGTAAGAAGCTAATAGGTCGTCGCAATCACCAGCACCTAAAGTATGGGAAATATTTATCGTCTCTCCCACAACCGTAGCACCGGGATTTACTTTTAATGCTTTAGCGGTAGAAATAGAACCTAAAGAAATACTTCCGATCCCGGAAGTAGAAGAAGCATTGGCAATAATCAAATCTGTAACCGTTGAATTACCGGTTGACGATATTGTAGTAAACACACCACTACCTGGAGTTGTAGCACCAATTGAGGTCGCATTAATTGCAGCAAAATCAGCTCTTGCGGTCGAAACTGGACTTAATACCCCTGAACTACTTACTCTCCAACTACCATCATTATACTTATCCCCATCTACTGCATATGAATTGGAAAACACTCCAATCATAAGCAATAACAGGATTAAAAACATTCTTTTTATCACATTATCCTCCCGTATTTAATACTTTTGATTTAAAAAAATCTGTCCAGTATGCTCTGTTGTAATTAGTTCTTCCATGACATTGATGACACAAAGAAACAAGATTATTTTCTTCGCAATTTGTTTTTATGTAATCAATGTGATGAACATTAAGACTATAACCATACACTAAAATGTGTTCTTCATCTTGTAATCCACAAAGTTGACAATTATAACCATCTCGTTTCCGTATCGTCTCTTTTAATTCATCGTTAAACTTGAGAGGATAATATTCACCAGACAAACCACCTCTCCAATTACAATGTTTTTCCCCACGGATAGATGGTTTCTCTTGTCCACGATGCCCCTTATGCATACAAGCGTGAGAACAATAAATTGCTTTATTATATTTTATAGTGCTTGGTTTAACTAAAAACTCCTTAGAACATATTTTGCATATCTTTTTTAGATAGTCTCTTTCCTTAGTGATAGCAGAACATTTCCAAGAACAGAACTTACCACCACCCCGTTTTATCCAATTGGGGTAAGTGGTAAATTCCTTAGAACATACTAAACATCTTTTTATCATTTGTTATAACCCATTGAAAACATTAAAGCCCAGAACTCGCAAAACCAAATCTCCAATCAGAGATAGCTACTAAGAAATGCTCCCAACCATCAAAGTAATATCTCTGTTTAAGATTATCAATCCAAGAAGCGAATTGCGGTTTCTGCGCCCAAACTAACTGCAACATTTTTAAACCCGGATACACGATATACCAAGCCGTATCCGAACCACCCATACCCGCCGAAAGATAAACGGATTCAACAGGTGTATATTTACCAGCATACAGGTTAATATCACGAGTAGATACACCAGGTCTTTCCATTGCCCTCTCATTTAATACCCTACCAACTACACCTGCTAAAGCCGGAGGATAAAGAAGTAAAGGTTTCTCCGCTAACATAATCGGATCACCATCCATATCCTTATGGTTATTGGCAATCTGTGCTTCAGCTAATTCCAGGTTGTCGTGAGAGAACGCACCAGACAATAAATTGTCATAGACCGTTCCGGTTTCCTCAGGATTCTTCGGATGGCTATCATAGAAAGTATAATATCCATCAGCTCCGGCAACGCTAAAACCACTGTAGAGTTTAGCGGCGGTAGCTTTCAGAACGGCAGTCTTACCACCCGAACCCAAAGCCTGTGCATTAACTATCTTTTTATTTAACTCCGCATATTCCATCTGCTCGTTAACTTCAAACGAAACATAGAAATATTTACGGTATTTCTGTTGGGTATTAGTTTTCTCATACCCGATAATGAAGTGGTCTAAACCATCATCACTATCTTCATCAGCAGTTTCCCACGAACCTAACCCAGACATATTGTTAGTGATATAATCCTTGGTCGGGTCTTCAATCTCATCAAATGCCGCTAAATGGAGTTTTCCAGGTTCATTGAATTTCAACATAGAAAACTTATCATATATCGGCGTAAACAAATCAAGTAATTCTGCCCTTGTCATTGTATTTTTCTCCTTTTAGTGTTACTTAAATTACGATTCAGTTACAATTTTCTCTAAATGACCTATGGCATAACCATAAGTATTCGCCGCAATAGCCTCTGCGGAAATATCAATATCCGTAATCTTAAAACCCAAGCCCGTAGTTACAGCATCACTAATATCAATATCATCATTGGCTTCCATATCAACATTAGTTCCAATTGCGGTTTGAGTAAGAACGGCATTAGCCGCTACAGGCACACTATACTGCGTTGCGGGATTAAAAGGATAATACTCAACATAAACACTTGAACTATCCCCCACGCAACCAGCTGCAGCAATACCCATAAACGTAGCTGAATCAAAAGAGACGGTAGCATTGGTAATTAAACCGTTGCCATCATCGTGTAATACATCACCTTTAACAATTGTTACAGTTGCGGCAAGCCCTTTCCTTCTGGCAGGAACTTCCCCAGTTGGAATAAAGCCATTTGCCTGATATCTTGCTAATTTCATTTTTAAACCTCCTAATTAACGACTTGTAATAGTCGTTTGCTCTAGTTTTCCTCTTGATCCGGCATTTTCTTGGCTCATATTACGAAGATTTAACCTCAAATCTGTCGGCACATCATTAACGTTTCTTTCTCCGTGTCCATATCCACATTCAGGACAAATATTCGGTTTGCCCTTGGATTTGGGAAAAAGTATTTTCCCCCTACATCTTCCGCAGGTATAAAAAGAATATTGTCTTTCATATTTGGTAGACATCGTTATTTTTTCTTCTTTCTTAGATCTTCTAAGGCTGAATCAATCATTTCAGGAGTCGCTTTGTTTTTTGTCATTATCTCAACAAGATTCTTTTCAAGTTCAGTAAGTACGCTTTTACCCTTAGGATTTCCAGGTAAATTAGAATTTACCCCTTCATCAAAAGATGATTCTCTGGCTTTCTCGGTTTCTAATGCTTCAATCCTAGCCTGAAGTTTTTCAATGATCTTATCAGTTTCGGATTTGTTATCAGATTCCGATTCTTTACTAATTCTTTTAGCCATTTCTTTTGCTGCCATTTCCGGAGCGTTGGGTTCAAATTTCCAATCAGGATTCTCATCGGCTATTTTTAGAATCAAATCATACTTTTTATTTTCTGAGCGTATAATAGATTCCGCCTCTTCTTCTGTTTTACCCTGATTTTTCAAATCCAACATTCTGCTTTTTATATTAAGCTCAGGATGTTCTAAAACCACCTTAGCATAAGAAGCAGTTTGTTCCCTGAATAGTTTCTTTGATAGTCCTTCCTTTTGCTTAATGACAAAATTCTGGCGTTTATCAATTTCTCTCCGAATTTCTCGTCGGTTAATCCAAGCCGTAGCCTCAACAGTATCTTCTAGCATCCAATCATTGAGTTCATCCTTAGACATTTCCCGGCGTTTTTCTCTAGGCAAAGATTTATCTTCTTCAAGATATTTTTTTATTCTTTCAGATTCTTCTTTCTCGATAATATAAGCAATATCATCGGACTTAGGGGATTCTTTTTCCTTACGCAAAGTTTCAAGTTCAAGTTTTAACGTCCTAGATTCCTTAGATGACTTATCTTCAAGTTCTTTTAACTTGTTGTGAATTTCATCTATGCGTTTTTGTGATTCTTCCTTGACTTTTTTTATTCTGTCCTCTGCGGATAACTTCGAATCTTCCTCTTTGCGTTTGGCTTCCAAAAGTTCAGTCTTGCGCTTCTTCTCTACTTCATCCTTAATCTCTTCATCTTTTTTAAGGATAAGTTCTGCGTCTTTCTTTGCTTGAACTTCGGCGGAAACACGGGCATCCTCGGCTTTTTTAACTTCTTCAGCCTTTTTAATTTCTAATGCTTTACGTTCCGCTTCAGGTAGAGATTCTTCCTGTGTTTTCTGAACCTTTGACGCTTCTTGTGCCAATTTAGCCTCTAAATCTTTCTTTGCCTGTTCCTTATTGATTTCAGCCATTTTATCCTCCTTTTTATTACCATAGTTTTTAGGAAACTAAGAAAACCCTAATCCATCTCTACTCTGGGGCGAGAGAAGCAACCCAATAAAAAAAGGCGTAACCAACAGATGCAATCTGTCAGCTACGCCCTCGGATATTCCGGTGGTGCGCTTAATTATTTTTTCTTATTTTTCTTTTTACCCTTGCAAGCCATTTTTTACCCCTTGTTTAAGCTTAAACTTTCCTTAATTTCTATTTTATCAGATAGATTTCCTTCGTGCAAGTTAATCCTTAATTGAACGGATTTTTTATTGTCCAACATATCCTTAATTAACTTAAAAAGTTTATCTATCTTTGGATTCATTTATTTAATCACCTTTGGTCTACCCCTCGGCTTTGCCTCCGGTTTAGATTCTACGCTTATAGGTTCTTTTTCAACTTCTATTTTGTCCTCGCCAAGTGATTTTTCAAACTCTTTTACCTTAAGTTCTTTTTCCTTACGTAATTTTTCTTTGGCAATGAACTGTTCTTTACTTAACTTAATATTTTCCGGTGCGTAAGGCATAGGATTTTCTACCCTTGTTCCCCTATCTCTAACCTTTGTTACTTTTAAATCATCCATTTTGTTACTCCTTTCAACCATAAAGTGTTCATAGGCACACTTTAAGCAAGCCCTATTTCTTAAGAGAATCAAGATAATCTTCTTCTGCTACCATAGCAGGAAATTCTCTTTGTAATAATCCTCCACTTAATCCACCGTAAGTAGTAAATCCGTGATTAAGGAAAGACCACATTTTTTCAGGGTTTATTCTTAAATCTTTTGCGTGCCCAACTTCGTGTTTATATACACCCATAGCATTCTCTAACAAATTATTTAACCAATTAGTATTAATTCCATATTTAGCAACACTTGATTTATTTGGAAATAAAGTTGTAACTTCCTTATCTTTATTCTCCCTGTTTCTAACATTAATCGCAGTTGTCGGATAATCCAAATAAAATGGTTGAGTATTAGGCTTCGTAAATAAATCCCATACATCAATAGAGTTAATATAACTTGCGATATCTTCTGGAGAAAGAAAATATGCAGGATAACCTTTTTCTGTTTTAACATCAGGACTGCCTTTTGGTTTTTCATTTTTACTTTCCAACCAATTCTTATAAGAAAGTTCAAGCCAATTTTTATCCATCTCATTTTTTTAACTCTTCCAACTTATTCCGCATAAGTCTTATTAATCTATCTGCATCCCTAAAGGCTCTTAATGCGCCAAAGGAATTGACTAAATCCTGTTTTTCTACAAAAGCGTTTATTTCCTTTTGTAAAGATTTCTTATGTTCATCTACAATAGCATAAAAAGTCCTTGAGGTAAGGATAGATTGGAGTTCACCTATTTGCGTAGATTTGTTATCCATTAAACTCCCCCTCCTTGTTCAGGAACTTGCGTAGTTGCAACTTGTCCTGGGATAACCCCAACAATAGGCTCTTGTGGCGCACTAGAAGCCCCAGGTTGAGCATTCTGAGCTTGAGCAGGGGGTTGACCACTCGGATTTTGCATAATTGACCTAGAGGCTATCTGATTAGCAACCTGTTCCTGTTGCACTCCTTTAATAAACTTCATAGCATTTATCATAGTTTTAAATAGATGAGCGTCAAAATTCGGTCTGTATTCTTCCGGCAATTCGTGATATTTTTCTTCTTTTTGTTTAGTATGACCCTCAAGGTGTTGTAAAGCTAAAGCAGTTTCTCCCTCTGGAGGATTGAAGTCTTTACCATTCATAAAATCATACCATTCGTTATTTAATTCTGATTCGCTATACTTAGCCTTAGGCTTTTCTCCGAGATATCTAACAACTTCATTATCAGAAAGATTTCCCATTTCTTTCAATGTATCAGCACAAAGATTATAATTACCAGAAGGATTAACTTGAGGATTAAGCCAAATCATATTTTGACCTGCGCTTAACATCCACATAGCAATCTGCTTTTTATAAGCCTTTGACCCGGCTACTGTATCGGGTTGCATCTGGACAGCAGTATCCCCTCTTAGGCTATCAATCGAAAGATTAGGGAATATCTTTTTACCGTCTTCTCCCAGTATTCTTTCAGCAAGGCCATCAGGAGGGAAATCCTGATAAAGTTCAAACCACATAGCGATTGCTTCTTTTAGGTCATCCATAATACGAGACACCCAAAGACCGAATCTTGTTTCAGAATTTTTGTCTATGAGTAAATCTTGGCCTAAAGTTTTCGATTGATTAGTTCGAGTTGAGAAATAACTTGCGGCACCGGTTAATCTTTCCAAAACCTCAAAAAGTATTCTTAAATCACTCTCAGCCCAAGCCATAGACCTTTGGATGTTGGGAATATTAACCTTGTTGGGATCTGCTACGGGATACATTACTAACGGTTCTAATTCATATTCAGACTTAGTATATCCTTCCTCTGGGGTATAAAAACCAAACGGACAATTAGTTACATATTGAAAATCTGACTTCTGATTAAATACACAATTAAAAGCATTAACAACCGGAGCAATAATCTGCATTAATGATATTCCCCTGATATGCCCTGGCTCATTACAAAGACCTTTCCCAGAGAAAGGAATTTTACCTGAACGGTTAATTTTACGTAATGGTTTACCGCTTAAAAATTCATTATTCTCTGTATCTACTCTAAACCTGAATTTTTCTGTTCTCCCACCTTTGGTATATTCTCCATACCATTCATAAATAGTTATTGGTATTCTTCTAACATCCAAATCAGACATACTACTAGAAGTCATTCCGAGAGCCTTAAGTTTTTCTTCTCCTAAAACTCTAACCTTATCAGTATAGGCGTGGTTATAAAGTTTTTTCTTATATTCCTCCACATTTTCAGGAACGAAAACTTTACGCTTAATATAGTCTAATACTTTTTCTCCGTCTAAATGTAAAATCTGAATAAAGAACGGCAATTCCTGAACATTTTTTCCATATTCCGGCATAAGGATATCGTCAATATCCGGAATATTCTCAATTATTCCCTTTTCGAGTTTTACTTTTTCGGTCTTGATTTCGTATTTATATGTTTCCCCTTGCTTGTTCTTAACCGGTATACGCTTATCAACCCATACTTCCTCAACCTTGCGGTAAATTTTTAAGAAAGAAGAACCAACCACCACTCGATTATGTATAAAACCATCTATCTCCGGAAAAGCATTAGCTTCCTGTTTTCCCATTCCCCATTTAGTAAATTTTTCTTGATTATTACGATTGTCTATATCATTTGTCCGGGTGGCGATAAAATTTATTGAATCAGGATTCCAACAAGTCGCTAATAGAGTAGCTTGGTAGCTATCAGCTACGGCACGGGCAAGACCCAAATTTCGGTCTGACATCCATTTTTTCTTATTTAGACCTTCAAGTTCACTAGGTTTAACGCAATGATAATGCTTTAAATCTAATTCTTTTTGTTTAATATAATCAGTCTGTATTTCTCTTCCATATTCTACATCAGCGGAAACTATCTTAACTATATCTTCTCTCTCTTCAGAAGTAAAAGCGTCAGAACCTATATCTATCTTGATTTCAGATTTAGTTTCAGTAGTCTTTTGTTCCGGATTTTCCTGTTTTTCTTTTATCTTATCTTTTGGTTTAAGCATTAATTCCCTCTTTTTTAACTCTTGCGACTGCTCCGTGTAACTCTAATTTTAGTTTAACTTCTTCGGGATTACCATTAATCTTGACACCAGAGATTAACTCACCGACTTTCTTTATGCGTTTCAGATCTGAATTTAGATTACTTCTTCTTTTCACTTTTTCTAACCTCTCCCTGGATTGGAGAACCACCACCCTTAGGATAACAAATATGGATATAAGTTCCTTTTTTAGGAGTTACTGTCCTTACACGACCACCAGCAGAAACACACTTGTCAAATTTTTCAGGCAATTTTATCCCCTTCCTAATATTTTTCTTGCACCTTCTAACATATTATGAACCTTACCATTTCCTGGAATAATTAAGGTCTTACTTACTTCTTTTTTCATTTCAGCTTCAATATCTAAAGACCTCCGGGCAAGTTCAAAACGGTGATTAAGTTCTACTTGAACATTATTGAGTTCGCTACGCTTGCAATTTCCTAAGAGAATTGATATACCAATTGAAGACTTAGGATTACGGATAGCGCCACAGATTAATTCATTGATTTCAATAAACGAGTATGGGTCTTTAGTAAAACGCTCAGTGCGTTCTTTGTCTAACTGTTCTTCATTCTTTTGTGAATTTCCACTTTCAATCTTTTCATTATTCAACATTGTTCCTCCCTTAAAAACTTATTAATAAACTTTCTCTACATCCGGCTTGAACTCTTTAAGCCCATCAAAATATTTAGGGTTGGACATTAAGTAATACCTTACCAAGTCAGAGAAATCCTTGTACTTCTCCTGCACTCCAACTTTATCTTTCATATCACCATCAGCTGAAATTATATCCTTACGGGAATAACGAGATAAATGTTTAATCGTATTAGGACAATTGTCTGTTACAAAAAATTTAGGTTGCAAAACTATTTCTTTATCTTTAACCTCATAATGTAAAAACTCTCTAACTTTAAGATGACCAGCTTCAAGGCTATCTAAAGCGTCTTTAAACTCTAACCCTCTTTTTTTGAGTTCTTCTTTAGGTGTAGTATGTGCTTTGTCATCAGTTCTCTCAGCTATTCTGATTGTCTTATTGCCAAAGTTAGGGTCAATGATGCGCTTAAATACTGATTTGCCATAAATATCGTAAAGGGCTCCTTCTTTCTGCTTGATGATGCCCACATATTCATCATAAGTCTTGTCATCTGAAATCATTTCATTGAAATCACGATTAGGATATTCATCTATACAATAAGACGTCCCGGTCTTGTGTAAGATAATCCATTGCATAGCCCAAGGCTTGCGGTCGTGAGGGTCTAAAATATGATAAATCTGGACATCGTTTAAGGGTGCTTCCTCAAATGGTATAACGTGAATTCTTTTATTAAATGAAGGATAAATTTTACCCGATAAATTAATCGGTATCCCATGCATACGAGCCTTAATCTCATCAGGGGTCATTAACTTGACTTCTTCACGTAAGCGATTTTGGTCTATGTAAGGATTGTCAATGCTCCAGAGCATATAGAATTTAACCCCATTCTTTTCAGCCTTAACCGGAAGTTCAATATTCAAAAAAGGGCTTAACCTATTTTCTATCACATCACAATCTTCAAAAATATCAGCAATGAAGTCTGTTACACCTTTGGTTGAAGTCATTGAGATAATCATTTCCCCATTACGGTCAATAAGCCTCATTCGTTGTTCTTTGTAAATATCGTAAGGAACTTCTTCGTCGTTTATAATTAAATCAACGTCATCTTGGGCGAAAGACTGAACCCCTTGGTCATAACTACGGAAGATTATCAAAGAACCGTTCTTAAACTTTAGTTTACGATTTGTAAACCCATTTATATCATCATAGTTTCCATAAGATATCTGATTCTTGGGAACCAACCCCCAAACCTTACGCTGTAAGATGTTTACACTATCACTAAAGGTTTCAGAACAGAGCCAAATACGCTGTTTAGGCTTAGCAAGAGCTTTCTTTATCCCATATTCAGCTACTTCTTCTGTCTTGCCAGCCCGGTTAGCTCCAAACAGAACCTTAGTCTTTGCCGGATCATTATGGAACTCTTCCTGTAGGCTTGGACTAGGTAAATGTTTATAAAATGATAAGGGATTAACTCTGCGCCTATATTCTATTTCAGCGCAAAGCAATCTTAGTTCTTGTTCATCTTCCTTGCTTAAATTAGGATTTTCCAATAAGAGCATTAGCTTTAGTTATAAGTTCTTGAGATGAAAGATTGCTAAATTTTTCTATGGTAGATTCAGATAAACTATGTTCAGTTTCAGTCTTATCTTTCCAACTGTCAAAGTTATTGATTAAAGAGAACTTCGCTCCTAAGCAACCTTCCCGGTCAAATAGTCTTTCTTCAACATAAACTTCACATCTGCGCTTTGCTCGCATAACAGAGTTAACAAACTCCGGTCGTTCTGAATAATTTAATAGCGCAACTCTTGATAAATCAAGCGCATACGCTAAACCAGACATCGTAAAAGGTCTAATTTGCTCTAATACCTCATTTCCATTCTTATCGTGAATTATATTCCCAGATTTATCTACTCGAGGTTGGTAACAAGAAGAGAAATATTCATCAACCTTTTTCTGAAATTGCTCAACGCTAGAATACTTTCTTGGCTTACCTGTTTTTTTAGTATAATTATATTTCTTAGGCATTTTTATTATCCGGTTTCTTTATGATTCCTAGAACATATTGAGGTTTAAGCTTAATATATTCTTCATTATCATAAGTAAATTTTATTCCTTCGTGGCGTGTCCAAATTACGTTATCCCCAACTTTTAAAACATTCCCTCGCTTTATTCTCTTATTGGCTTCTTGTTCTCCTAATTCGCTAAACAACTTTTCGTATATTTTTTGGGATGGGTATGTCGGACCGATGCTTATAACTTCCCCATAAATAAAACCTTCATAAAGTTGAAAGGTGGATTTACCTGAATTTTTACCGAATTTTGAACCACCGGGAATAATAATATTCCCAATCTTATCTTGGTATATGGGTTTAACAATTATATTATCTTGAATAGCTTGCATAATTTAATATGGGGCAATCAGCGAAAATCTCTTTTTTATATTTAATTTGAATGAATTGGTATTTTGCCTATGCCCCATAAATTGTAATTTCTACACAGTTTTTTGGCTGGTTAGAGGTATTTTTAATTGTCATTATAAGTATACTAAAAATTTATAGTAATGTCAAGGGCTTGGAGATTTACGGAGAACTTTTTCTATAATTGACTGAACGTGGAGTATTTTATTATTAGCGCCTTCTGTTTTCCAAAGTAAGCCTTTTAAAAATATTGTTTCATCTTGGCTAAGGTAAGTTTTCTTAAAAAGCAACTTAATAAGTTTTAATCTTGGAATGCTCAATTCTATTTTATTAAACTCACACAGTTCTGGGTATTTTCTACTGATAGGCATATATTATTTTATTCAATTATTATTAAAACAAACCCAATTATCCCCCTAATCGCTCTCCCCACCTGCCAGAGAAATTGCTTATCCTGGGGAAAGATAAGACTGGTTATGGCGTCTATGATTAAGATTATACCAAATAATCTGTGCATCATTCTTGACTGCAATGGTTCATACCTATATTCTTCCCAGAACGGACAAGATTAAAATATGCGGTGTTATCGTCTTTTCTTACCAATTTTAAAACATATTCTTCCCCGGTTGGAACAGTGTAAAAATCTTGAATGGATT